AAATGTATTCAGATTTGCGTGAGTGTCTACCTCAAGGTGGATGGTCCAATGCTGGTATTAATGATCCATCAGAACAATATGCTAGAGTTAATCCCCAATATGGTATGGACTATCCAGAGAATAATGTTACAGTAAGGAATTGCTGGTTGCGTCCGGCTGCATTCAATGTTCTTGATGATTTAGAATATAAGGAACTTAAGAAACTATTTCCTAATGGTGCTAAGTTAGTTCTAGTTAATGAAATAGAAGCTGAATGGAAAGCTGAATCATTAGATCAACATTGGACGTTAACTCGTAATCCAATGTCTGACTTCTTAACTCATGAGCCGTTGGGTGAACTGTTAACTAGTATTCAAGACATTGTTAATGACTTAATTAGCTTAACACTTCAGACTATTGAACATGGAATATCACAGACCTGGGTCGACCCTGCTGTTGTTAATATTCCAGCACAAGGACAAATTGAGGCTGCACCTGGAACACTAACGGCAATCAAGTCCGTTGCGGCTAATAAGAATATTAGTGAGGCTTTCTTTGAAAGTAAGAATGCTACACTGAGTCCTGAAGTTATTTCATTCTATAGGATCATTCAAGAATTAGGACAGTTTGTATCTGGTGCGTTACCAGCATTATTTGGTGGTGCACAGTCAAAAGGTTCTGAGACAGCTTCTCAATATGCAATGTCCAAGAGTTCTGCAATGCAGAGATTGCAGACTCCTTGGAAGATGATGAATATTTGGTGGAAGGAAATATTTGGTAAAGCTATTCCTATGTATATGGAAACTATAGTTGAAGATGAGAAGATTGTTAAGAAGGATGATCAAGGTAACTTCATCAATGTATTCATTAGAAGGTCTGAAATGGATGGTAAAATTGGTGAGTATGAATTAGAATCTAGTGAGCAGTTACCTCTTACAGAAGATCAGCAGCGTGATATTATTATGCAGATTATGACATTGAACAATACTGAAATTATGACTGCATTAACTAGTCCTGAGAATATTCCATTTATTAAGAAGGTTATTAGGATTCCACAGTTTAAATTACCTGGTGAGGATGATAGGCAGAAGCAGTATGAAGAGATTGCTATTCTGATTGCTGAGAAGCCAATTGAATTACCACCAATGGTTGATCCTGCAATGGATCAGGCTGCATTAGCTGGTGATATAGAGGCACAAGCAACTATTGATCAATTACCACCAGAAGAAGTTCCATCAGTTGAGATTGACCCTGATGTAGATAATCATGAGATTGAGGCTGATATCTGCCGTGGTTGGTTAATCTCTGAGGCTGGAAGATTAGCTAAGAAAGAGAACCCAGAAGGATATAAGAATGTATTACTACATATGAAGATGCACATTCAAATAATTCAGCAACGAGCAATGGAAGCTCAAATGGCTCAACAGCAGCAAGAAGCTGCTAATACTAACTCAGGTAAAGTTCCGGAAAAGAAACCGACTAGACCTGAAACTGTAGAAAAGGAATCAGATGCCCGCACCCCTATCTCCTGAAGGCGCTAAGTTAATTACTGCTGATGATGTAGAAGATTTATTTAATACTGATAAAGAAGATAAAGAACCTACAAAAGATAAGGAAGAGATTCCTGAGATTAAGAAGGATAAAGAAGATAAAGATGATGAAGAAGAGATTGAATTAAAGGAAGCTAAGCCTGATGAAGAAGATGATGAAGTATTAGATCTTAAAGCTAAAGACGATGATGAAATTGATATTGATGCTCCTCCACGTAAGAAGGAAATTAATAAAGAGTTCCCTGAATTTTTTAAGAAATTTCCTTTCATGGAGAAGATTCTCTATAGGGATAAGCAATATACAGAACTTTTCGGCTCATTTGATGATGCTAAGGAAGCTGCTGAGAAGATTGAAGTCTTTACCAATTTTGAGACTCAGCTACTTTCAGGTAAGACTGATGATATCTTAAAGAATGTTAAAGAGACTGATAGTAAGGCATTCGATAAGATTGTAGATGATTACCTCCCATCACTAGCTCGTGTTGATAAGGATGCATATTTTGAAGTAGTTGGTAATGTTACTAAGCAGCTTATCTCTGAGATGATGAGAGAAGGTAAGAAATCTGAAAACGAAGCACTACAAGAAGCCGCGGCACTAATCAATCAGTTCATATTTGGGACTACTGAATTTACTCCATCTAAGCCAAGAGTAGCAGAAGTTAAGAATGAAGAAGCTGAGAAGATTGAGGCTGACAGATTAAACTACGTGCGTGAGCGGTTCGATGATGCACGAGTTGATTTGCAGGGTCGTGTTGATAATATCTTAAAGAATACAATTGATCAGTATATTGATCCTAAGAGTCAGATGACAGCATATGAAAAGAAGAATGCTATTAAGGATGCTCTATCAGACCTTCATGAGATGCTCGGTGGTGATGCTTCACTTAGAAAGAACTTAGACAAACTTTGGAAAGCATCTCTTGATGATAAGTTCAGTAAGACATCATTAGATAAGATACAGTCTGCATATTTAGGAGTAGCTAAGAGAAATCTTGCAACTTCTATTAAGAAGGCCAGAGCAGAAGCTCTAAAAGATAAGACGCCTAAGAAGGCAAAAGAAGATACTGAGGAAGTCGAAGAGGAAGTTGAAGAGAAAGAAACTCCCAAAAAAGGGAATATTACTCCTGGCAAACCATCTAAGCCAAATAAAGATGGAAAAGATATAAAGAAGGGTCAATCAGTAGCTGATTTCTTTGCCGAGGATTAAGTTCCTTATTTAGGAGAATTTGAATGGGTGCAGTAGTTGAATCTCAAGTAGCCGGAGCAGAGCTTGAAAAGCTTTTGCCTAAGGTTACTAAAGTGTATGAGAGTGAAGATCACTTCTACGCTAATTTACGTAAGCGTCAGGTAGAAGTTGTATCTTATCGTGAAATGCGAATTCCACTTGAATTACGTCCTGGTGGAAGATTCCAGTACTTTAATCCAGATGGTGGTGATCTGGGTCGAGGTGGTGGTCCAACGTGGGATAAGGCAGTTGTTCGGCCTGTATTCCTTTCAGAGAATATTGAATATACTAAGTTAACTCAGTGGTCTACTGATGATAAGCGTAAAGCTGTTATTAATGCTGTGCGTCGTCTTACTGCTGGTGCAATTGTTGAATTGCGTCGTCAGATTGATGCTCAGTTACAGCAGCCTGGTACTGGTCAGATTGGTACTATTAGTGCTGTTAGTACTTCTAGTGGTGTAGATACATATACTCTGAACTCTGATGGATTTGGTGCTCGCCTAATGCGATACGATCAGGTTGTTCAGGTATATAGTGCAGACTTAACTACATATCGTGGTAAGGGTGTTATTACTCGTTGGGATATTGAGAATAAGCAGATTAGCGTTACTCCTGCTGTAGCCGGTGCTATTGCTACTGACGTATTAATTACTGATGGTCTGTCTAATCCTGCTGCACTTCCTGCACTCTATGGTGTGCCATATCACCACAGTAATGCTTCAAGTGGCACATGGTTAGGGTTTGATCGTGCAGTTACTCCTGAGATTCGATCTAATCGAGTCAATGCTGGTAACTCACCACTTACTCTTCCATTAGCAAGATTAGCACTTAATAAGGTAGGTAATCGTGTAGGTATTGACCAGAACTTTGAAGCAACTGCTTGGACCCACCCGGCTCAGGCTGCTGCATATGAAGAGATTGGTCAGCTTGTATCCTTTATTAGTAAGACTGCTAAGAATGAAAACTTAAATATGTATTTTGGTGATAATATGCAGTTGGCAGGTGCTCCAGTGAGGACTGACTTCAACTGGAATCCTACTAGAATTGACTTCATTGTTAATTCTGTGTGGGGTCGTGCAGAAATCCTTCCAATTGGATTCTATACTACTGATGGTAAAAAGATATTTGAGATTCGTGGTGCATCGGGTGGTGTGGCAACGGCTGACATCTTCTACATGGTAGTTGGTTTTCAGACGTTTGTTACTAATCCTGCTGCTACTGCATATATTGATAACCTCGCAGTCCCTGCTGGATACTAAGGAGAAATATAATGGACCTTAATTTCCAGAACATGGACGTAGCTCAGAGCAATAAACAGCCTAATCCGACGACTATTGCCTCTGCAGCAACTATTGCACCTAATACAAGGTTTACCTTCCTTACTGGAACTGTTCAATTAGCTAATATTACTCCTCCTACTACTGGATATTGTGAAGTTATTCTCTGTTTCACCAATGCGGCTCCTGGTGCATTTCTGACCAATGGAACCGTTAATCCTATTAAGACTGCATATCAACCTGTTCAGAATAGACCTATTAAACTTTGTTACGATCCTGCAAGTAACTTCTGGTGGGTTGAAGCTGTAGTCTAGTTAAATAGGATGGGGGTATATAATTCTGTATATCCTCATCCTTCTCTGTCGCGTCATTGCGATGGCCTGAAATAAGGCTGGAGAAGGATAAGATGGTTAAGTATTACACTCAGCGTCAGTCGGGTAGTATCTGGGGTCAGTTAAAGCAGTTTGGTGCTCGTGGTGGATATACTAATGGACTTAATCCTAGTATCATCGGACGTATCTGGTATGTTCGTGGATTAGGAACTGATAGTTTAGCTATTGGTGCTGATAGTAATAGTGGTT